CATCACAGGTTATCAATTAGAACTAGGCGCAGCCCCTACTACCTTTACCCGCGCTGGTGGCACACTTCAGGGGGAGTTAGCCGCTTGTCAGAGGTACTACTGGAGAGTAAGTGGTAATAATAGTTTTGGCGTATCTATCCCATATTCTTCTCAAAATTCAACAACAATTATTTCGCTACCAGTTCCTTTACGAGTAACACCTTCTTCGGTGGATTACAGCAATGTAAATTATTTGCGCCCAGGTACTGGAACTGTTGCTGTTACAAATATTTCCATTGATGGTATTTTGACAAATGTGGTTGAAATAAGAATTGATACATCAAGTGGTTTAACTAGCGGTGCGGTTGGCTATGTTCAAATTTCATCAGGTTATCTTGGACTAAGTGCGGAGTTGTAATGAATATCACTACATTTACAATTAATAATTTTGATAATACAACAACCGATTGGGTAAAAATTGATTGGGGTAATAATGAATTTACCTCTATGCTCAAGTCCACCTACGACACACTCGTATCCAACTCTTCTACACCACAGGCAGGTAACTAATGAGTCGCGCACAATTAACAAGCACAGACCAGCAGAATAGTGGTGGGCCAGTTTCACCATTTGTGGCAGGTAAAAACAAAATCATTAACGGTGACTTTTCTATATGGCAGCGCGGAACTTCTTTCAGCAATCCAAAAGGCGTTTATCTTGCTGACCGATATAACTACAATTATGACGGTACTGGCAACATAACTATTTCTCAGCAATCCTTTACGCCAGGCGCAGCCCCAGTTGCAGGTTATGAATCTCAATACTTTCTCAGAATCAATCAAACAACAGCAGGTAGCGGAAACAATTTCAGCGTACTAGCGCAACCTATTGAGAATGTTCAGACTCTTGCAGGTCAAACTGTTACCGTGTCATTTTGGGCTAAGGCAGATACATCTCGCGCATTGAGTATTCAACTACGCCAAGATTTCGGTAGTGGCGGTTCTAGCAATGTTGATACAAGCGGAGCAGGTGCAACGCTTACAACCTCGTGGGCGCGATATACCAACACCATTACCTTGCCAAGCATTTCAGGAAAGACCATTGGAACAGGAAGCGCTTTGCGACTCTTTATCTATGTTCCTGGTAACACAACGCAAACCATTGATTTGTGGGGCGTACAGGTTGAGGCAGGCTCAGTAGCCACCCCATTCACCACCGCCAGCGGAACAGTCCAAGGAGAGTTAGCCTTGTGCCAGAGGTATTACTACCGTATGACTACTGACTTGGCTCAGTATCTAACCTTCGGCCAAGGAGCAGCGCAAAACTCAACCCTTGTCGAGATTCAAACCTTCTTCCCAGTAACGATGCGCACACAACCAAACACCTTGGATTACGCAAACCTACAAGTTCAGCAATATCCTGCTGGCTCTGTATATTCCGCAACATCGGCAACGGTTGGCGTGGGCAACGGCAGAAATATGGCATCAACACAACTGACAGTTTCATCTGGTTTAAGCACAGGCACAATGTATCGTGGGCTTCTCAATGGCTCTTCCACAACAGGCTATCTTGGATTTAGTGCGGAGTTGTAATGAACAATGTAACCTTTCAAGACATTCCCAATGGCATCAACGGCGAAGTAACAACTTTTGCGATTATTGACAATGGCAACGGCTCGTTCGTTTCCATGCCAAAAGCCACTTACGAAGCCACACTTGCAGCCAACTCAGCCCCAAACTCCACAGAGAGTTTGGCGTAGCTGATCGAAAGGTGCTAACTTGTCAAGCATGGAACTAATACCTCTTGACGAGATATACCGTCAGCTGAAGAACCGCTACGACACCTCGGGCTTCAGCCCATATGTCATCCGCACCGATTGGCAGATCATCCGGCGCATAGGCGTCCATCCGGCGCTGGCCACAGTTCAGGACTTGGAGAAGGTTGTCCTATCAGCCACCAAGCAATCGACCAAAGCCAACTATGTCTCCAGGTTGCGCTCGATCTATAAACACCTCAACAAGATGAACCTCGTCAACGGCAACAACCCAGCCGAGGACTTGCCAAGGGTGAAAGCAGGTCGCGGCGTACCCAAGCCCGTCACCAAGGCCGAATTCGAGAAGCTGCTGGCAGAATCGCCAAAGCCTTATCGCGACTGGTTCATCCTGGGTGGAATGGCAGGTCTGCGAGCGCACGAAGTCGCCAAGATCGAAGGCGCTGATCTGATCACAGATAACGGCGGGTATTCCTTGCGGGTTATCGGCAAAGGCAAGACCGACCTAGTCATCCCAGTTTCAGCCAAGGTCGCCGAGACAATTCAGAGCTACAACACGCTCGGACCACTCTGGAAGATCGACCCTAACAAGTTCTCCAAGAAGGCAGCCGACGAAATGCGCCGCGTTCTCGGACCTAACGCCAAGCACTTCCACTCTTTGCGCCACTACTTTGCCACGACGATGCTTGAAAAGTCCGACGGCGATCTATTGGCAGTCCGAGACTTGATGCGCCATTCATCGGTGGCAACCACGCAGGTCTATACTCAACTCTCGCAAGGTAGGACACGCTCGCTCGTCGACATGATCTAGGGGGATTCATGCGCTTTCACGTCTTAGCACTTCCACACACGCAGGTCACGCCAGAGTTCGCTGGCTGCGCTTTCACCGAGAAGGTGCGCCGGTTCTGCATCATGATGACCGACCTAGGTCACGAAGTCATCCTCTATGCTGGCGAGGAAACCACAGCGCCAGTCACCGAGCTAGTCACCTGCATCACCGAAGCCGAAAGACAAGAAGCAGTCGGCGATCAGCACTACACCACGACCACTTGGGACCAAGATTCCCCACATTGGCAGATTTTCAACGCGAACATCATCACCGAACTAGGCAAGCGCCTACAACCTAAAGATTTCATCTGCGCTATCGGCGGCTATTCGCACAAGCCGGTTGCTGACGCTTTCCCGTCCCACATGACGGTTGAATTCGGCGTCGGTTATGGGGGAGTCTTCAGTCAATACCGCGTGTTCGAGTCTTACGCGTGGATGCACTCAATCTATGCCGCCTACAACAATCCGACGGCGATCGATGGCAAGTTCTACGATGTTGTCATTCCTGGCTACTTCGAGCCTGACTGGTTCCCGCTAGGCGACGGCTCTGGCGATTATTACCTTTACATCGGCCGGATCATCGACCGCAAAGGCTACGCAATCGCCCAAGAAGTTTGCGAGCGACTAGGCAAGCGGCTGATCCTTGCTGGTCCAGGTGAAGGCAAAGGCTACGGCGAATTCATCGGCTCAGTTAACCCCGAACAGCGTGCAGAATTGATGGGAAAGGCGGTAGCAACATTCGCTCCTACTCTCTACATCGAGCCTTTCGGAAACGTGGCTATCGAATCCCAAGCCTGCGGAACGCCGACGATCACAACCGATTGGGGCGCTTTCACCGAAACCAATCCAAACGGCGTTACTGGTTATCGCTGCCGGACTTTACAAGAATTCTGCGACGCCGCAGAAAAAGTCAAAACACTAGACAGAAAAGCAATTAGCGATCACGCAAAGTCAAGATATTCTCTCGATGTCATTGGGCCACAGTACGAGGCCTACTTCGAGCGACTGCTAACATTGTGGGATGGTGGCTGGTATCAATTAAGGAGCTGAAATGACGACGGCTAGTTCAATGTTTCGCCGGATTGTCACGCTTCCGCAGATGATCTATCGCCAGTCGATTGCTTCGATTGTTGCTCACTATTTCTACAATCAGCCAGGAATTAAATACAACCAATCTTCCTGGACTTATGAATACATCTCCGATCGTGGCAATATGGCAGAACATCCAGTTGCAGGTCCTTCAATGAAAGGTCGATAATGGCGACGACATACTTCCTCGGAAGCCAAGTTCCTCTCGGCGTAACCATCACCGATGCCACCGGCACTCCAGCCGATGCAACAGCGGTCGTCCTCACCGTTACCTTGCCAGATGGCACAACTGCAACACCAAGCGTCAACCACTCTGGGACTGGCCTTTATGATGCCGACTACACACCTTCCCAATCAGGACGCCACACAATCTTCTGGGTAGCCACAGGCACAAACGCCAGCTCCTATTCTGATGATTTTACAGTTCGCGACCCTAACGACATCTCGATCGTCTCATTCGATGAAGTCAAGGATCACCTCAACATTCCATCGACCAGCACAACCAACGACTCTGAGTTGTATCGCTTCATCGATGCTGCAACAGATATGGCAGAGGCCTACACAGGCACAGTTCTTGGTCGCAAGACTTTCACCAATGAGGTCTACGACGGAAACCAAACCGACCTTCGTCTCCAGAATCCTCGCGCTCTGCAAATCCTCAGCGTTGTCGAAAATGGAATCACTCTCACCGCTGCCGATTACGCTCTGGATTACACCGGACAACGACTTAGCCGCGTGACTGCTGGCTCACTTAACGAGCCAAACTTCTACGGAATCTGGGCGCCAGGATCAAAGAACATCACCGTTTCCTATGTCGCTGGATTTACCAATCCTCGCCCTCAAGCCAAGCAAGGCGTCCTCGAGCTAGTGCGTCACCTTTGGCAAACCCAGCGCGGATCAATGAACGTGATTTCACGCAACCAGAACGGCGATGATTTCTACCCAGCCTCGACCTTCTCAATGCCTCGTCGCGTGATGGAATTGCTCGACCCAATCAGTCTGCCAGGTATCCTCTAAATGGCAACGACGACAGCGGTTGAAAATCTCATCCAAGCGATGATCACAGCCTTCAAGTCGGCTTCGTCCCTAACTGGCGTTCAGGTCTACGACGGACCAGACATCAATATCGACTCTTATCCAAACAACTGGATCGCAGTCGGACACGATGGCAACGAAGACGGCGATGTCCAAGTTTCCGACTCCCGCAATAATTGGGAGCTAGTCGGTAATTACAAAATGTTCGAAGACGGAACGGTCAACTGCACGCTAGTTGCTCAGTCTGGTGATACTCACTTGGCTCCCGTTCGCCAGCAAGCCCAGACAATGCTTTCGGCTATTGACACCATCATTCGTTCAGACCCAAGTTTCGGTGGAGCAGTCCTGTATTCAGGCCTTGATTCTCACCGAATCCGCTACATCCAAGCCAACGCAGGTGCGGCAGTTCAGATTGATTTCACAGTAGCTTACAGAGCGAGAACCTAGGAGAAAACATGGCCAAGATCAAGAACGTTTCGCCACTCGGCGATCTTTACATCCCATCGTTGGGATTAGCAGTTCCAGCCAATTCAACTTTTGATGTTGCTGATGCCGCAGTTGCAGCTTCACTCTTGGAGCAGACATCTAACTGGGCAGCAGCAGATCAAGCAGCGGCAACAGTAACACCAACACCTCAAACCCCAGCAGCACCGGACGCTCCGGCTGCCCCAAGTAACTAGGAGAAAAAATGGCAATCGGCGCCGGTATTGGTTCCCAACTGGGAATCGCAACTGAGACAACATTTAACACCGCTGTCACCGTCACTCGTTTTTACGAGTTCACATCTGAAGGCATCAACTACAACAAGAAAACTGTGGAAGGAATGGGACTCCGCGCAGGTGGACTACTTCCTCGCTCACAGCGTCGCGTAGTGACAACCTTCGATGCAACTGGTGACATCACACTCGACCTTCCAACCAACGGCCTTGGACAACTTCTGTCTTTGGCTACAGGTTCAACACCATCACCAACCACCGTCACAACTGGCGTCTACTCATACGCTTTCACACTTGGCGACATCTACGGCAAGTCTGCAACAGTCCAGGTCGGCGTTCCTCAATACACCGGCACAGTCGTACCAAAGACCATCACAGGTGCAAAGGTTTCGACTTGGGAGTTGGCAGTATCAGCTGGCGGCTTGGCGACAGGAAAGTTCACCATCGATGGCGCAGGATTTAGCACAACCCAGTCACTTGCGACTGCTTCCTACCCACTTAACGGCTCAATCTTCCATTTCGCTCAAGGCGCGATCACAGTCGATGGCACATCAGTAGCCAACGTCAAGGACTTCACATTGACAGTCGATAACGTGATCAAGGGCGATCGCTACAACCTCGGCGCTTCTGGTGCTAAGGCTGAGCAGGTAATCAACGGCTTCCGCAAAATCACAGGCAAGTTGACGGCTGAATTCCTTGACTCAACACTCTTGAACAAGTACCTTACCGATGCTCAAACTGCGCTTTCCTTGACCTTCACAGGTGCAACCATCGCTGGAAGCTACAAGCAAACCTTGACCATCACAGTCTCAGCAGTCAAGCTCGATGCTGACACACCAAAGGTTCCTGGTCCTGGCGTCATCGACCTTGCTGTCACATTCACAGCATACGACGACGGCTCAGATGCCCCATTGACCATCACATATCAGACAAGCGACTCAGCTCTCTA